CGAATATTCTACTGATGGCGGCTCAACCTTAAAAAAGATATTGCCTCCGTCAAGTGTTAGCGAAAGTCGGATATTTGTTAGAACAAAAGAAGACGGCGGAGCTTTAAAAGATGGTGTAATTGAACTTCGAAGAAATGTTCCGGATCTATCACTTGATAAAAGCAAATACGCGCAAGTGAGAATTATGGTCGACGGAAATAAGTACATGAAGGGCATGGCCATTTATAGCGACGATATTCCAGAAGGTTATGATATCGTCTACAATTCCTCTAAGGAAAAAGGAAGCCCCAAAATATTCAAGAAAAGAGAAGAAGATCCCGACTTGCCTTTTGGTTCCGTCATAAAAAGACAGTTATCTTACAAAGATAAAAACGGAAAGTCGGAATTATCTCCGATTAATATCGTTAACGAGGAAGGGGATTGGGAAGAATGGTCGAGAACCATATCCTCTCAAGTCTTGTCGAAACAGAGACCAGCATTAGCGAAAAAACAGCTAGACTTAGCGGCGGCAGTAAAAAGAGAAGAATACGACGAAATAATGTCGTTGACTAATCCGACCATTAAGCGAAATTTGCTTCAGAGTTTTGCCGAGGATTGCGACGCTGCTGCTGCGCATTTAAAGGCTGCTGCCCTTCCAGGTCAGGCGAATAAGGTTATACTGCCATTTCCCGGAATGAAAGAAACAGAGGTCTATGCTCCGACTTTCAGAGATGGCGAAGTTCTGGCATTAATTCGGCATCCTCATGGTGGTGTTTTCGAAATCGCCGAGGTCACTGTTAATAACAGGAATCCAAAAGCTAAGGCCGTAATGGCCCAAGCAAGGGACGCTATTGGAATTCACCCGAAAGTAGCGGAAAAATTATCTGGGGCTGATTTTGATGGTGACACTGTTCTCGCTATACCAAATAGTGATAGACTTATAATTTCCAGACCTGCTTTGAATGGTTTGAAAAACTTCGATAATAAGGTTGAATACAGAAAATATCCCGGCATGACTGTTATGACTGAAAAGCAGAAACAGACAAAAATGGGCGATATTTCGAACCTTATTACGGATATGACCATCAAGGGAGCGACGGATGATGAGCTTGTCAGAGCCGTAAAACATTCTATGGTCGTTATCGATGCCGTAAAGCACGAACTCGATTATAAAAGGTCTTACGCCGATAACGGAATAGCGAGTCTGAAAAAAAAATATCAGGGCGGAGCGACTAGAGGGGCTTCTACTATTGTTTCGCGGGCTAAAAGTCAAGCTCGTATTCTTGATAGAAGTTTGGGAACGTGGGAGAGAGATCCAGTTACCGGAAAAAGGGTCTACAAAGAACGAATAAATCCCATTACTGGAAAAAAAGAATTCGCCGATAGGACTGGCATTGATCCAAATACGGGAAAGCTTTTATATACCAATACTGGCGCAACGTATTTGAAAAAGAAATGGTCTTTGGACCCGGTTACAGGAAGGAAGGTTTATGAAAAAGATGGAAAAGAGCTCCCCAAGCTAGTAAAAATCAACAAAATGGATATAGAAGATGACGCTAGAAAGTTATCTTCTGGCCAACAGATTGAGGACATATATGCGGATTATGCGAACACGTTGAAGAGTTTAGGCAATGAAGCCAGAAAAAAATCTCTTAGCGTCGAGGATATCCCATATTCGCCATCTGCAAAAGAAACGTTCCGCCACGAGGTTGAATCTTTAAACCGCAAACTGAATATAGCTTTTAAAAATAAACCATTGGAGAGGCAGGCGCAATTGGTTGCCTCACAAAAGGTCCGTTTGAAAAGGCAGAATAAACCTGATATGGAACCCGATGAATTGAAAAAAGTCAGAGGTCAAGCCATAGCAGATGCTCGTATTTTAGTTGGCGCTAAGAAGATTCAAGTTCTTATTACAGATAAGGAATGGGTGGCAATACAGGCGGGGGCTATAAGTCCAAATAAGCTAGCCCAGATATTGTTGAATACAGATACCGATCTTCTAAAAGAGAGGGCCATGCCAAGGGAATCTAAAGTAGTGTCCCCCGCTAGGAAATCGAGGGCTATTGCTATGTACAAATCTGGTTGTACCCAAGCTGAAATAGCTGACGCCCTTGGAATATCAGTTTCGTCTGTATCCAAAGTACTTTCGGAAACAGGAGGGAATTAAAATATGGGCGACAATGTTTTTAGATTAACAACATCAGATAACCCATATAATCCCTTTACCCAATGGAACGAATGGTACTCTTTTGATGAGGGGCATGGTTATCACACCTGCGGCTACCTAGCAAGAATCGCTAATGTCTCCGATGAACTTAGCGACGCCGATGAAAGCATAGCCATTGACAGGGCCATTAATGAGATTCTAACGTACAATCTTACAGGACTGTACATTAAAGTTACAGAAGAAGGATTCGAAAAGGCAATTGAGTTGGCCAAGTCTTCTAACAAAACTTAGCGTCAATACCATGACCTCTTTGCGTTTGTAAAAGACCCCCAGTTCTTCTATCTTGTTAACTTTAAGGCTTCTTTGTTAATGAGAACAACTTTCTAAGCCCCCACAAGAGAGGAAAGTTTTTATTCGTTCAATAATGTTATTAATTCTGAACCAATTATTCAAAATTAATACGTTATTGTTCGATATTAACTAAATATTTAGGCGTTCGAGACCCATATGGGGGGTGTTTCGCAAAAAGTACCCCCCCTATGGATCGCCCGCCTCTTAAAAAATCCTCCGGGGGGAGTTTTTACCCAATCAAACCCGCGCTAAAGTGATCCGAAAGTCCGAAATAGTGGTGGGAACTAGGACTAAACTATAGACATAGCATCTTAAACTTTACGTCTATAGTAAACACCAAAGAATAGGAGCCAATTATGGCAGATAAAGTTGTTAGTATGTTTGGAAGAAACGAAGAGAGATTCGATCTCCTCTACAAAGACAATGGCGATGGCACGTTTTCCCTTTCCAGCTTCATAACAGGTCAAGGAGATGCTCTTGCTCTGACAGATGCTCAGTTGCGAGCCTCACCAGTGCCAGTTCTTATTTCCGCATCCGAGCTTCACCTTGGCGCTGTCTCTGGACAAGGCGATTCCTTTCATGTAGAGTTTACTCGACCGGAAGATACTATTGCTTATGCGGTTAATGATGTTGTCGGACCAGCAGTTAGTGGTCTTTTAAATTTAGGAAATCTCGGTCGTGTTTCAGGAAGCTCGCTCTACATTGTAAAGGCTCGCCTGATGACGAATCAATCCGGGAACACGGCGGGCTATCGATTGCATATCTACCAAGATAATACCCCGGTGTCGATTGCCGATAATTCACAATTTGCTCTATTATGGGCAAATCGGGCTACGAGAGTTGGTTTTATCGATTTCGATCCAATGTCTACGGAAGGAACGGGTTCCGATTGCGCTATGTCCCTTAATAAGGACATTCGTTTGCACGTCAAATGTGCAGTATCCTCTCGGAATCTCTATGGCGTTCTCGTTACAAAGTCTATCTTCACTCCGAATTCTGGTCAGTCATTTTTCTTGGACTTAAACGTCGAACAAGACTAGGAGGTTTTAATGCCAAATCCTATTAGGTTCGCTCGCGTCGTACGAACTCCAGTCTTAGCGAAATCGATTCCGTTTTATGTTGACTTTTCCAAACTTCCAGATGGCGCAATGCCGTCGAGGTTCGGAAATGTTCCTACTTGGTCCGTTGTTGATGGAAAAGCCATTTGCGTTCCGAACGAAAGTGCCGAGATATCCCCGACAAATATGGATTTCGAACAAGCCCCAAATTCTGGATGGTCCGCGTCGAATGTTTCCGCTGTTGGGTCGGCCGATGCTCGCCCGGGTAGTCTCGGGGTGCAATCTTGGTGTATGACCGCCTCGGCTGCGAATGGATCGTTTTCGAAGACCTGGGCCGGAACACTTCTCGATTTTTGTCGGTGGAAGACCTGGTGCAAAGCCGGAACTTCCAATGCGCAGCTTCGAATCAATGGCGGCGCCGCGAACGGGAAGGTTGTTTCGAGCA